GAAACGAAAAATTGAACTATTCTATCACAGAACATAATGACTAGGAGAACGAAATATGTATGACTTGACTGAACGAATATCCATGAATCTTGAAATGAAGGCTATGTCATCCCCCCGACCGAGAGTCGCTGGTCGCTTCGCTTACATGCCGACAAATTATATTCAGTGGAAGAACCAGTTCAAGATCTTCGTTCGTCAACAGTATAAAGGCAAGACAATAGAAGAGCCTGTCTTTATTGAAATCCAATTTGTCTTTCTAAGACCGAATTCACTCATGAGAAAGAAAGACCCTTCTGAAAGAATCTTGAAAGGGACGAAACCAGATCTTGACAATCTAGTGAAGGCAGTTCTAGACGGTCTTCAAGATGCAAAGGTCTTGAAAGATGATTCTCAAGTCGTCGGTCTGATTACGCATAAGTGGTACGGTGCCAAAAGAGAAGAGAAGAAATCAGAACGAAGTTCCATAAAAATTGATATATATCCAGTAAGTGGAGAATAATATGTCAGATCAAGCACAAAACAATTTATGGTTCAAGATTATCAACTTCTTTGCACCAGCTGAAACGAAAGCACTTCAGTCTGTTGAGAATAAACCGATTGAACAGAAGCATGGTGCGACCTTTGCACAGCCTCAGGGAGTCAGACCGACCTATTCACCAGAGGCAGCCATGTCGGCATATGCTGGGCATGGATACACATATGCAGCTGTCAGTCGTGCTTCTCAAGATCTCGCAGCTCTTCACTTGAGGCTGTTGAAAGGGAAAGATCGTATCTTGATTGAATCTCACCCTGTGATCGACTTGATGAATAATCCGAACAGTGCGACTGATGGATTCTTGTTTCGAGAACAGCTGTGCACCGATCTGATTCTGACAGGTAACTGTTTTATTCTTCTCCTGGGCATGACAGAAAAGCCCACCAGTCTAGTCAGACTGCACCCTCAAAATGTAAGAGTCGCCACCGACCAGAAGGGAATCAGTGGCTATATTCTGAACAGTGGTGGAGAATCTGTCATTTATCCACCCGAAAGAATCATCCATGGACGGCTTGCTTCATGGGCTGACGGTCCCGAACAGCTGCTCGGCACTGGTGCGATTGAACCACTCGCTAGGGAACTGAAGGCTGATATCAATTCACAGAATCTTGTTTCAGATGCTTCTGCAAAAGCTAGGCCAGATGTGTTGATTTCACCGAGCGACCCCGCTGATATATGGGGACCAGAAATGCGAAGAGAAATCGCTTCAGAGTACAAGAAATTATCAGCACAAGGCGGTGCGATGGTTTTGTCTGGTCTTTCAAAGGTTGAAACCCTCCAGCTGTCGCCTCGTGAAATGGAATATTCAAAGGCAAGAGAAATGGCGAGAGAATCCATTTCAGCTGTCACTGGAGTCCCTCCCAGTGTTCTAGGCTTGCCTTCAGCGAACTACGCTCTTTCAAGACAGCAAGCTCGGAACTACTGGAGTGTGCAAACGAAGAGAGGGAAGCGTCTAGCTCTTCTCTTCACAGCGATCGCACAACGCTTTGAAGAAGATCTTCAATTTGAACATGATTATTCGGGTGTTGAGGCTCTTCAAGAAGCTAGAACCGAACAACTGAATCGGGTTCAGTTGCATATCTTGAATGGAATCTCGCCTCGTGCTGCATACAAGTACGAGGGGCTTGACTATCCTGAAGATATTCAAGGTTCTGAATCAGACAATACTGATGAAACAGCTGAAGATGCTCGCTCTCTTCTGGCACAGATATACACCAAAGGGATTCAGAAGGCTGAAGAAGATCTTTCCACTTATGAGAATCGGAAAGAAGCATTCTCTTCACTGAACGACAATACACAGAAAGCACTGGAGAAGAAGGTCGCAGATCATCTTGAAGAAGTCGGTGACGATTCAAGAAAACAGACTGATAAATATCTTCTCGCTGTTTCTTACTTGAGAGGGATCGGAGCCTATGAATCGAACCCCGCCAGCGTACGGCCCACAGTCGGAAGTGCTGAACAGTGGGCGATGGCAAGAGTGAACGGTCTTCTGTACGCTCTTCGGAATCTGAAATACAGAAGAACACCATACGATACCGATCTATTGCCTGAAGATCACCCTCTTTCTTCAAGAGGTAATGCCCAGGAGAAACGGCATCTTTTATTCGGATATGAAGAACTCCCTAAAGCTGATAAGGAAGAGGGATGGGGATTCACCAAAAGAGAGGCAGACAAGATTCTCGGTGAAGATAACTTCTCTGAATATTCAAAAGCATTTCTTTTCGTATACAGAGGAAGAGAAGAAGACGCTTCTGGTTATCGGCTACCGATTGCGAAGCTGATTGAAGGTGAATTGAAAATTGTCTTCAGAGGTGTTGTCGCAGCTGGTTCGGCACTAAGAAGGGAACCAAAATTCAATTCGGGATTCTATAATCTGAACAATATTTCAGATGCAGATCGGACAAGAATTTATGGAATCATTGAAAAGCTGTATACTGAATTCGGAGAAGAGGCACCAGCCTTTGAGATCAAGGGACGAGCTGTCGGTGATGTGGACCCCACCAATTTTCCCTCTGATGGAGAAGATCAAGATGTGAGTCTGAAGAACAGCGACTATCAAGTCTTTGATATCAATTATGCAGAAGATCTGAAAGAGAACTGGCCTGAGATCTGGCGAGCGGGTGGAAATATTGAAGGGAATAATCAATACAGAAGACTTCTTCCGATAGCTCGTCGCAGTTCTCAAGAACCGACAACTGATACCGAAGAAATGGCAATCAGAAAGAGGGAAGCATGGGCTGCTCGCCACTTTGAAGATGGAGGCCAGTTCGCAGAATCAGACCCTCCTTCACCGAATATATCTTCAATCGGTGGTATCATTGCACAGATCAAATGGTTAGTCGTCGGCACTCTAGGCGAAGCTGAAATGAAGAGCATTATTGATTCAGTGAAAGAGAAACAGACAAAAGAGAAAGCCCGAGCTGATATCTGGAAATTGTATATTCGCCAATATAATGAACCAGCCTTCAAAGAACTGAACCGAGCTTCTGTTTCATATCTGGATGGTGCAGCGAAACGCTATTCTAAGAGAATAGAAGACAATGTAACACCGAGCTTAACGAAAGGGGTTATTGATTATGCTTCACTTCTTGCTGAAGATGAAGAAGTCCGAATCTGTTCAATGGTTATCGGAAACATATGGAAGAAGTGGTATAACAAGAGTGGAGAATCAGAACTTCGCTTGATTCTGAAACAGGCTGGTCTGGCGACAGCTGAAGATATTACGATCTCTTCAGAGGGACTGAATCAAGTTATTGAAATCATGAGTCGCCAGATAATCCGAACCAGTTCAAACGCAGTCACGAAATTAGTGGAAGACGGTCTTCTGAACGGTGAATCTGTTTCTTCAATCGCTGCTTCAGTTCAAGAAGCGTATCGCTTTTCACCTTCAGCTGCACGAACGATTGCACAGACTGAATCAACTCGGTCAACGAATCTCGGATCTCATCAGGCTTATCTTGAAGCGTCACAGCTCGGAGTTCAAGTCCGAAGACAGTGGCTTTCAGCAAGAGATTCTTCCACTCGTGATACCCATGCGTATCTAGACGGTACAGTCGTCGGAGTAAATGAAGAATTTGTTCTTCCTACTGGAGAAAGAGGGATCGCCCCCGCTTCTTTTGATGACCCATCGGAAAACTATAATTGTCGCTGTACTGTGATTCCGATTATTGACTAAACGAAGAAAGACCAGTCAAGATTGACTGGTCTTTTGATTGTTTTATAGATTTATATGATTACTTGTGAAAATTATTCATTTGTACTTTGAAAGAAATCTTCATTTCTTCAAGTTGATTCAGAAGAGTCTGATATTTCTTGATCATTTTCTCTTTCTTTTCAGGATTCGCATTCTCAAAAGAGAAAGAGCTTAACTGTTCAATCTTGAAATCTAGATAACTGAAACAATCGTCGATATATTGCCATTCGTTCTTGTATTCTTCTACTCTTGCTGATTTCACTTCTTTGATAGCTTTTCGGGCTACGGTACAGTTATATTTGAATCCTGTTTCAACTAGATTGTAAAGTTCTTGCTTATTCATTTTATTGCCTTGTTTTGTTTCAGAAGATCATTCTTCTAAGTATGTATATACTTAGAAATAAAGGTAATTGCAAATAAAAATGCGAATAAAAGTGCGATCAATACACAAACGAAGCATCCATCAACGCTATTCTGTGAAAAAAATAATAGAAATCATTATATTTTTCCTTTATATACTGATTGAAGGGGATTCTATATGATATTCAAGCAGCTTATATCTAAGCGATTAGAAAATAATGATTCAAGTGCCCAGGAGAAGCAGCTTTTGTCTTTCATTGCTTCAACTGATAGGCCAGACCGATATGGGGATGTCATAAATCAATCAGGGTGGCAGCTGGAGTCTTATGAACGGAATCCTGTGATTCTTCTGAATCATGAACACAATTCTTTACCGATCGGAAAGGGTCAAGTTCGCATGGCACCAGAAGGTCTGATAATAGATGTGGAATTTGATATGGAAGATGAACGAGCAGCTGAAATCGCTGGAAAAGTTCAGCGTGGATTCTTGAACGCTGTCAGTGTTGGCTTCACTCCCTTGAAGGCTGTTTCAAGAGCGAATCTTCCGAAAGAGCATGCAGCTTATTCTCAAGAAGGCGGTTCTTATTTTGATTCGGCCGAGCTGCTAGAAGTCAGTATTGTAACGATCCCAGCGAACAGTGATGCAACGGCTATCGCAGCGAAAGGGATTGACTCCACTCTGAAGAACTTGATCAAAGAAGAAATCCAGTCTTCAATCGCAGCTTATCCAGTGCCCGCTATTTCAAAGCATATTCTAGAAGTGAGAGAAGATGAAGATTCTTTCACTATTGTCTTCGCAAAGCCCATGATGGAAATGGAAGAAGAAATCACTGAAGATGAAGAAGAAATGGGGATGCATAAAGATGAAGAAGACGAAATGAAAGAATTAGAGCGGTCGGCTCTTATCAAAGCACTCTTATCTATAAAGGAGAATTCATATGAGTGATATCACACGAGCGAAAGAGATTATTGACGGTCTAGTTCGCAATCAAAAAAGTGCTGGCGATCGCTTGCACAATGTTGAAAACCAGCTTGAAGATCTCAAGAAAGCACAGCGCTTGATTGATGAATCTATTCAGGCACCAGCTGTCAACTACACTGGAGAATCAGAACTTCGTTCTTTTGTACGAGAAGACGGTTCTATTCAGTGGACTACTGAAGTGAAGCATGTTTCTAATAACCGAGGCCAGCGTGTTTCAGTTGAAGAGGCTGGTCTTCTTGATTCAGAATATATTTCTTCAGACTGGCATGCCGAACTGAAGACAATCGCACAAGACCGACACATCTGTCGCATGCTTTTAAGCGATCCCTATACACCAAAGATGGATGCGAAGTTATATCGTCACTTAATGAAGGCACCGAAGAGCATTCTTCCTAGCATTCAAAAAGCTTTTAATGATCAAGCGGGCACTGGTGCTGAATTTATTCCAGACCAGTTTCTTTCAGAACTGTATCAGACCTTTCAACTTCCT